GTTGACTTGAAGAGCCCCTTTTTCCCGTTCCGTACTCTCCGAATATATCATAATTAGTTCCGCTGATAAAATTTATCTCTTTCTTTTCCGGAGAAACATCAACCCTCTGAGAAGTGACTTTATTTAGGGAATTTCCCGTCCTGAACCATCTCTTTTTAATGGAATTCTGAATTCCCTTTAAGCCAATATCTTCGATTTTCAAAGAAGCCCGATTCATTGCTTGATAGAATCGAGATTTGATTTTCAATAATTTCTGAGGAATTTTAACGGTTATTCTCATTAATTTTATAATGGTAAAAGTTCAATAATCCATTCTCGTGTTTCTCCGATTGGAGCATCTTTATCAGTTACCTTATATTCCCTCAGATTCACTTTCGCAGTGTCCATAGTCGCGAGTATCTGGGAACGTGTTCCCTCAATATCAGCAACGGACAATCTATAAAATTTCTTTCCTCCAGAGGGTCTTTGGTCGACTTGTTCAAAGAACCAGCCATCCGGAATATCAGACCAAGAACCGGAACCTTTTTTCACGCTCAAAGTCGAATCTTCACCTAATTCGAGGATTCGATTCACTTCCAATTCTGTAAATATTGCTTCTGTTAGATTAGGCATTTAATTAATCAAAAGCTCCTCGATGAAGGAACGGAGTTCGAGGATTCAGAGAAATAAATTCTATCCAAATCCGCCAATTCTTCATCAGTCAAACTCGGAAGCTGGAGCATTCTCCGGACTTCCCTTCGTAAATCCATCTTGTCCCGTGTATTATCGAAATCCGAGCCACGTTTTCCGCCCTTTACTTTAACAGTTCCATCGAGGAACTTATCAAAATAAACTTTCACGTGAGACCTCATCAGCTTTCTTTCTGATTGTTCCTCATCAGGAAGGACAACGGGCGGGTCTTGGTCATCGAAAAGGGTTAAAAGAGGAACGAGATTTTTTATCTCGGAGAAACTTTTATCAATTACGATTCTCCGGATATAAGTTAGCTCCTGAGTTGTGAACTCTCCTCCCGAAAGAGCTTCAATCTGAGTTTGCTTCATAAAAATCCCGCTCCCTTTTTCCTCTCCTCATCAAAATTAAAAATCTGTAACCCCCATTCCAGATTTATTTTAATTCAGAAAGGAAAAGACCGATTTTCGTTGCCTTGACGCCGCCGATGCCTTCAATCTTCAAAATATCTTCCTCAGAAGCATTCTTTAATTTTTCGATGGTGTCCAATCCTCCGGAGATTAATAATTCTCTTTCCGGAGTGTTTTCCGGAAGCTCCGTCGCTTCTCCGGTTTCTTCCTCTGATTCCTCATCAGTTGAATCCGTTCCCTGACCGGGCGCCGTTAATTTCTGAAAATCTTCCTCTTTCTTTTCTGCATCGGCTTTTGCTTCAAGAAAGGCTTCATTCTGGAGAGTTTGGCTTGTAATTTTCCCTCGACCTTCTTTTTGAAATCTTTTGGCGGTTTCTTTATCGAGAGGCCAAAGCCCCCTTCCATAATGGAGCTGATTTTTCGGGTCATTAAAATTTTCCTTGACCTCGAATTCAACCATTTGAACTTTTTCTGTGTTTTCCTCTGACATATCTTAATTTCTCCTCAATTTATTAAATTCTTGCTGGGAAGTCGGCTCCATAAATCGAGCCTAATCGTCTTTTATCCTTATCTCCTCATGATGATATTCAGGAAAGATTTACCTTTCGGGAAACCCTCCCTGAATATCGAATCATCAAGGGATTAGCTCATCAATTGGGATGAAGCGACTGCGAGGCGTTTTTCCGCTTCCAGAACCGGTAAGAAATTATCTACTCCTCTCGAATAGATTTTTTCCGGTTCATTTTCCGGAACCCAGATTTTACCCCAGCGTCCGGGTCTGCCACCGCCCTCAGTTGTCGGAGCGACGTGTCCATATCCGAGACGAACCGGAGAATCCAATTCCGGAGGAACTGTCGAACCTTGACCGGCAACCATGAACACATTTGAAGAATCAATGGGTTTTCCGATTGCAACGAGCGCGCCCGGAGTAAGGAAAGGAACTTTCTTGATTCCTTCCAGATTGGAAGAATCGCGAACCGTTCCTTCCTTTCCATAAGCAATCAAAGTCAGCTGGTCTCTCGGGTCGGGCGAAGTGATATTGACGCCGTTCACTGCGATTCTTCGAGTGAAGGAAAAGACTCCCGTCGCCGTGTTCTGGGAAACGAATTGAAGCTGGTTAACGAGAGCGTTAGCCATAATATCTCTTAACAATTTCGGATGGACAAAGAAAGCAGAAATCTCCCAATTGAGGATTTCGTAGAGCTTATAAATATCCGCCCAAAGTTGAGAAGTCGTTCCGCCGTAACGATTGTTGCCGGTTTGAGCGGACAAGAAATTCGTCGTAGGCACGCCATAATCGGCTTTCAGATTGATTCCATTGAAAGTCCAATCCAATTTGCCGGTCGTCAAGACTTGCCATTTAAGCCATTCCTCTCTATCGAGGATAGCTTGAACGATAATCTTGTTATAGAAATTCATTCCGGTTTCCTGAATCAAGGAAGTCGTGTCCTTTCTTTCAGCGGTCATTCGGAGCATCCAAGTCTGGAGTTGCCGAAGCATTCTTTCCGGAATAACTCCTCCGATTCCGATTTTACCGGTATTTCCTTTATAAGTGGACATTTCCGCATATCCACCTTCCGCAGGAACCGAATCCATTCCCTGAAGTCCGGCCATTGTGGTTTGAATCGTCAATGAGCCTCCGCTCACGTCGTATTCATCCATATTGACATTAGGAAGGATTTTGTTTCCCAGATAATCATTTGCAGGTCGGGCGCCGTTAGCAGTTTCAAAGACATCACCTGAATCTAAAGCAGCTATAGCATCCCTCAAATCAAATTCCATTTTGTTAATCTCCTCTAAATAATCTTTTAATCTTTTATAGAATCAGACCTAAAAGTTTTTAGATTTTAAGTGTTGTCTGAATATTGAAAGAACTGCCATGAGCCACCGCGAGCTCTTAATTCCGTCTTGAAGTTGGAATCAATCGTTGTCGATGACGCTTTAATCGCTGCCGGTAGGAGATTTTCAAAGAAATTTCCTCCAACGAAAACCCCGTAGGCTCCCATTCCATCCGAGGGCATATCCTCTGAAGCATCAGTCGCGAGTAAGCAGTAGCAGGTAACACCGCCGGTTGCGAGAATCGAGGGAACGATTTTCCCTGATGATAATAAATCCATTTCCGTTCCCGCAGGAATGAATTTTCCTCCTCGACCACCAAGCCAAGAAGTTTCTGTTCCTCCGAGAGCAACTCCCAAAGCTGCTACCGGAACCGTGACTTCGCCAGCGGCTGTATCAGCCGTAACTCTCGCGAATTTTGCTCCTCCGAAATCAATGACCTGTCCAGCCTTAAGTGCTTTCGGAAGCGGAAGGACTGTTATTGAAGTTGCTGCTGCTAATGCCGCCGCATTCATCGTCACAACGAAAGCACCTTTCATGAATCTATTAGTCACAAGTGACCAATCAATCTGGCGCCCATTATCCCGCTGTAAGCTATGACGACTGTGAACGAAAGGAGGCAATGAAATATCCTTAAAAGTTTCTCGAATCATTATTTTATTTCCTCATTATCTAAGAATTAAGTCGTTTTTGGCGGGTCAAACGGGCTGGGTTTTGAGTCCCTTTCCTTATTGAAAGTATCAACAGGTTTTTCCTTTTTGCCGTCGCCAGAATTGTTTACTTCATTTCCGCCGGAGCCGAGATTCGGAATGTAAATATTATTTGAATCCTCCGGAGAATTATTCAGAACGATTTTTGAATCCTGATTTGGTGAAGCTTTTGTCAAGGCTTCAACTTGATAATAGGATAACCTTTTCTTTGCTACATCGAGAACGGGATGTTCCGTGACTTTGACCTCGCCGGAAGTTTCATCCTTTTCTTTCAGTCGCGCCATTGGGACTTTTACTTTCGTATCAACCCCTTTGATTTTCTGAATATCATCCTTGAGAAAGAACTCGATTCCTTCACCTTTTGTTTTATCAAATTTCCAATCTTTCAGAACATCAAGATTTAATCCTGAATCTTTCGAGAATTGCTCCAGAGAACCCGTTTCGGAAATGTTCGTCAATTTTTCGGTCAATTGGGGAAATTCCTCGACCATTTTCTTGACGTCTTTCAGTGCCCCTAGCTCCTGATAGGCTTTCCAAGTTTTCGCTTCCTCCGGAGAAAGGACCGTTCCATCTTTGACATTCGAGGATTTAACTTTCTCCTCTAATTCCTTGATGGTTTCCTTTGCATCCTCAAGTTCCTCTTTCTTCGTCTTTAATTGATTCATCGCACGAGTTTTGTTTGCAACAGCTCCACTGGCAAAAATCTCGTCTCCTCCATCAATCGCTGACTCTTTCAAATAGTATTCGCCATTCCGCAATTCAAATTCTGAATCTAAACCATCCGGAATATCCTCTTTCTTTGAATACTTACCTTTGCATATCATATATCAATTTCTCCTCAGATTTTATTTAGTGCCCTACACGAAATGACAAAAGAAAAAGAGATATATTTCAAATAGCGAAAATTCCCTTTCTGATTTTGTTGCCCTACAACTTATCAGGATTTTTAGATGTCGGGCTTGCTCGACAAGTGGCATCTAAAGATAAAATAACTGATAAAATCTTATTTGTAAACTATCATTGATTCGATGGAGGGAATCCGGAATTAGCTGGGCGGATTTCCTGAAGCTTCTTTTCCTTTCCGATTTCCTTTTCAGTCGCAGCAGCTTCCTCGTTTTCAATCAATAGATTCTCCAAAGTAGGATTATCAATGTTCAATAATACACGGGCTGTTTCTTTGGAAATGATTTTATTATTCACCATTGAAATAATAAAATTCTTTTCCTCTGGGGTTAATGGGCCAATGTCAATCTTGGAATCAAAAACGACTCGGAAATCATCCAGACCATTTTTAGGATTTAATCCGATGAATTTCAAAATCGTTGTCAGAACCCACGAGCCTAATGAATCAATATCAGCTTTGAACTTCTTTATCCGGAGATAAAATCCTGCCATTGCCTGAATCCTCGAAACTGCCGATGCCATCGCATCTCCGGAGATGAGCTTATATTGCTGACCGGCTTCCTCAAGACAGGATTCATAGGCTATTTGTTTCGCGAGAACGAAATTCTCCATTGGAACAGGGTCTTTAATTGTAACCTTCGGCTCGTGTCTTTCCTTTTTCCCTGATTCCAAATCAATTTTTTCAATTCCTTTGAAATTCTGAATCATCGCTCCGCCACGTTCTAATCCTACGGGAACATCTTCCATCTTACCGGTTTTTTCATTGAGGATTTTTTCCGTTTTGAATTGAGTGTTCGTTGTAATGATTTCCTGAAATCCAGTTTCAAAAATTCCAATTGCTGCCAAAGTGAGAACAAGATTCAGGAAGGCGGATAGCTCCATGAGCTGTTCCGAGACGAAAGGTTCTCCGGAGATTTCAAAAAATGTTGTCTCTGAATCCAGATTCAAGCCGGTTGAAATATCTTTCTTTTTCGTGTCTCGATTTTCGACTGGGGTTGAAGCAAGAGCCTCAATCGAGAATGTTTCCGTCTGTTTATCGGAAACAACTCCAATGATGGTTTTTCCGTTATCATCGACAAAAGAGAATTCGATTATTTCCGCATCCTCGTTCGTATCATAATCCAATTTTTTCGTGTAGGAGACGATTGAAAGCTTGTCGCCCTCGTCATCCATCATTCGCGACCGTTCCGGTTTAATGTGCTCGATTCTGATGGAATCCAGACACGTTCTAATATCATCGAGAGATAACTTATTGAGATTCTTTTTCTTTGAATTAGGGATATAAACCCTCAGCCCTCCTCTGGAGGCGACGAGTCTCGAATTAAATGCTTTCTGGAGCTTCTGCTCAAGATTTTGTTTTTCCCAGAATTTCGAGAGGATTTTATCAATCTTGTCTTTCGTGTCCTTCAATTGGGAATCCTCCGGATTATCTGGAGGAGGGGTTTCCGGATTATCTGGATTATCCGGATTATCCGGAGTATCTTTTATTTTCGGTTTATCGCTTTCATTCGATAATTTTTCTCCTCCCTTTTCAATATACCAATTCGGAGATTTGAGGAAGGAATCAGAGATTGTGTTAATGATTTCACCAATGATATTTCGAGAAACGAATCTATCCTTGAACATTTTCTGAGAGTTCTGGGCAATGAGGGGCCCGAGGAATCCTTTTGAACTTCGCCAGTAATCTCCTCGATAAGCTTTCAGAAAACTATCAAAAATTAATTTCTCATCTTTGGAAAGAGAGAGTTGCTGTTTCAAAGTATTAAATCCTAAGCTTTTCGATTTTATCAATGGATGCGTCATAGTGTGAGAATTTTAATCCTTTTTTATCAGATTTGTAAAATATGAAAAAAGTAGCCCGATTATAAATTAATCAGAGCTACTTTTTATTATCGCTATTCGGTTTTATCCGGAGATTCGATTAACCTTCGCCGCCGTCGGTTTCTCCCTCTCCCGTTCCCGTTTCGCCCGTCCCTTCCGCCGGAATATCCGTATCAGGAAGCGCGTCCTGCGCGAGACCGAGTTCCCGTTCGATTTCGAGGAGCTCGTCCTCTGAACCGGTCACGGATTCGTTGTTCGCTTTATAATCATCAAAAGCTTGCTGAACATTTTTGAGATGTTCTTTTGCTTCCTTGACCGCCGTTAAAACGCCTTGCATTCTTGTTTCAAAAGTACCCATTTTCCTCATTAACTCCTTTATGGTTTTATAGATTAGGATTATTGACACCGTAAGACATCCGATTGAAAAAAGGATAAATATCAATGTAATAATCAACAGTGTTCGAGACATTTCTTTACCTCAGATTAGAATTTAATCAAATAAATCTTTCATGTCAATCAGGGATATTTAATTGACTTTCAGAAAGATAGCCTCATTTATTTCAACCCAGAATTCTTGACCTTCTACAGTTCTATCCCAGATAAAGAACTCTGAAAGAACTTCTCCCTCCGGAGAGAAGTTTGCTCCTCGATTGGATTCAATCCTCATTAACGCCGTGATTGAATCCTCTTTCTTTTTAAGATTCAGACTCGATTTATTTATCTCATCAATTAATTTTTGAGTCAGATACATTAGACAAAGTCCTCCATCTTTTCAAGAAACTTTATAAACCCGTTTTCATTGAAATAATCCCTCATCTGATTTTCTCTCCTCTGGGAACTCAGGTTCAGGATTCGAGAGGAGAAATCATTTAGGATTCTTTCTTTATATTCTGCTGGTATTTCATGGAAGAAAATCAATTTTTTATTTCTCTGATAATATTCCTGACACTGTTTATCGAGAAATTGCTCGGGACGCTGATAAATCCATTTTGAAAGTTTCGTCTGGAAAATCGTCTTTTGGCGGATTCCCTTTGCGAAAGAATCATCCGGAGATAAGCAATTCGGTATGCCATCGCTTCTATCTCCCTTGATGATTTGTTCCTTCAAAAATATTTTCGGATTCGGGCATTTAATCCATCTCTTGCCGAGCGGGTCGTATTGGAAAATATTCGGTTTATTCTGGAGTTGTTGAAAATCTTTGTCTGCTGAGATAATAACCGATTTCTCTAATGTTTCGAGGGATAAAATCCCTATTACATCATCAGCTTCACAATTCCGGATTCTCATCAGAGGGAAATAAATGTTTTCCTGAAATTCTTTTATCAGTTTATCGAATTCCTGATAAACTTTACCCCAGAATGTAGAGAATTTTTCCCTCCGAGAATATTTATAAAACTCGAATTCTTCATGGCGCCAGCAATTCTTTTCCTTGAAAGCACCTTCGCAACAAATAATCAGTTTTCCATATTCCCGAAACTCGGAATTATATTTCCGGAGGGAATTCAAAACCATGAATCTGAAATCATCGAAAGGAAAATTTTCTTTGTTCTCCTCTTTCTGAAATAGAATTGAAGCATTAGAAATCATTATCTGATTGAAATCTATTAAAATCATGTCTGGGAAACCTCGTGTGCTGGAGATTTAGTAAATGATTTTGAGATTATGAGGAATTTTTCATCATTCATCAAATAAGATTTGTATTCCTTCATGCTCTCAATCGAGTCAGATGGATTTAATTCCTCTCCATGATTCCATATCTCTATTTCTAAGTAGGGACGACGAGGGACGAGATAAAAGCCACTAGCGCTATGAGGAGAAGCCTTAGTTCCGAACTCCGGAACCCTCGCAAAAATAAAAATCTTCGGTTTATCCGGAATCATCGTCTGGTCAACAAAAAGTGCTTTGGGAGTTTTGATTTTGGAAAGATATTTTTCCGTCTTTTCGTCATCCAGAGAATTATAATTTTTTGTTGCGAGATAGGGGCATACTCTGAGGGAATAAGTCCCGCAGACTTTATGAACGGGAGAATCAATAAACACTCCAACCGGATTAAAAGCCGATTGTGGCCCCCCGATAAACCACATGTCCTCATAAAGTTCTAATCCGCAGATTGGGCACAATTGTTCATAGACACATTTTTTATATTTCTCATCGTCATTGATTTTGAAATGGGCTTTTCCCTGATTATCAATCAGAACGATAAAGGGAACGGGAAAACCTCTCTCCGATTTGAGATGCTTCATTTGTTCCGGAATCTCTATTTTAACTTCTTTGATGTTTTTCATTCTTTTATCCTCTTTTATCCTCGATTTAATTAATGGACGGGGTAATTATATTTAGTCAGCCACCTAACCCCGTTCTCACTGGTTGATTCCATTCTTGGCTCAAGCGGAGAATGACTCCGCAACCCTAAAATCTGAACCTCGGAGATTTCCGATTGAATCTTTTATAATCAATCTTTGATTTCCTCTCCGAATAATTTTCTTTCTTGAAAAATGAATTTGAATTCACCTGATGAAAAGATTTTCCTCCTCTGGATTTCTTTTCCTCGATTAGAAATTTTTCTCTCGAAATGTCCGGAGGATTTATTCCTCCGAACGCGTTGTGTAGAATCTTCCTAAATGAGTCGAAATTCGGGACAGGAGTCGCGTCAGGAACCTCGGAACTTAAAACAGGATGGAAACCATGAGCTCTGAGATAATGAATAATATGCCGGGCGAGAGAACCGATTCCTGAATCTCCAATGAGGATTATCATTTTTTCTTTCTCCGGTCTCCCAGTTTCAAGATAAAACCTTTTTCTTCCGCATCCTTATTCGAGAGGGATTGTTTTGCTTCCTCATCCAGAGAACCGTGTTCTCTGGATTTGATAAGGGAAAAATGACACGAAAGTTCCGTCTTTCGGAGAGGTTTTCAGGACAGCGCCGGTTTCCTCATCCTGAAAATAATGGTCGACTCCCTTTCTCCGGATTAATTCGGAGATGACATTTTTCTGATTCTCATAGAAGGGCTTGACGATTTCTTTGTAAAGATATTCTAAATCAATTATGATTGATTCAAGCTCCGTGTCCTTCATTTCTTTAAGTGTCTCCGGATTCATGACCTCGAACATCATATCATCCAGATTTTCAACATCATTACCTAATTCTTTTATAGTTTCTTGCATTCTTTTTTCTTCCTTTTTATCCTCGATTTAATAGATTGATTGAATGGGTAAATCCATGACAGATTTAGGGAAATTTTTTGAATCTTTAGGATGGGCTTCCTCGATTCTTTCGACGATATAATCTTTCTCGGCAGAAATTGGCTGTCGTAATTCCTGAATGAATTCAAGTAATGATTGATGATTATCAAACCAAGAATCGAACATCCTTCGCATCAAGCCAAAATCCTCGCCCTTTGCCCATAATCCCAGAATGATTTTTCCGGAGGAATAAGCCATTCCCACTTCAGCGGCGGCATCCTTTCCGGAGGGAGCAATATAAATTGTAATATCGGCAGCCATGGCTGATTTGGAATCGTATTGAAAAGAATCATAGGCATCTTGGGTTTTAACCCATTCCTCGAAGTCGAATCCCTTCTGCCCCTCCAGATGATTGTTCTCCACGAATGAGAAAATCTCGTGTCCTGATTTTCTCAAAAGAGAAGTTAACATTTCGACAGCGTGCCTATGTTTCCATGAAGCAGCTATGTAAATACTATAATTTTTCATTCTTTTATCCTCTGATTGATTTATTGATTATCTGGAAAAGACGTAGCCTATGCTAATGAAGATTCCCAGAAAAACCGAAATCACGACTAAAAATAAACCACGTCTTTCCATAATTTTACTCCAACTCTTTTTTGTATTTCTCGACCAGTTCTTTCATCCTTTCCGGAGATACTAAATCCGGAGGTTTGATTTCAAACGGTCTTTGCTTATTGCCGATTGATTCATCCTCAGAAACTACCCGCATCTGAAACATGAATGGAAAATAATCTCCGGAATCAAAAACCCAGAGATGATATTGATTCGCCGTGTCGACTAATTTCGATTCCGGAGGATATATTTCAAGTGCACAAGTTTCTTTTCCACAAAGCATGTTCTTGATTTCCTGAAAATCCCTCCAATCATGAATCGCCTCTTTGTCACGACGTTTAATGGAAAGATGAATCAAATCTCCATTTTCCATTTTCCCTGCAATCCTTAGATTGACCTGATATTTATCGTTCATCCAGACTTCTTCGTTCTTTGGAGGAGGGGCTAATTTTCCCTTCCGCTCGAACGTCGTTGCCTTTTCAAATTTTTTCATCGTTTATCCTCGATTTAATTTATTTTTTGGATGGTTTTCTTTTATTTTTCATCGTCCTAAAACCATCCGAAAATAACGATTAAATCAGGGAGACAAGATTTTGAAAAGTCGGGTAAGACTTCCGCTCTATCCATCTGAGCTACTTTGGATTTCTCCGCAGGCTGGATTTGAACCAGCGTCCTAAAGTTGTAGACCTTTCCGCATTCTCCCTGAATATCAATATTTTTTCATCTGGATTGATGAATCAGGAAAGAAAGAATCGCCGAGGATAAAGAATGAAATACGAGGCCTATTCTCTCCTCCCTCTAGCTAGGACTCATCAACCCAGATGAAAAAATATTAAATTGTCAAAAATCAAATATCCCTTTCTTTTCAAAGGAATAGACTATATTCTCATAGTTTTCAAATTAATTCAACAAAATTTGTCAATTATTGACATTTATTTTACGTTACATAGGAAAAACTTCCTGAAGCATCCTCATCCGGAGGAATATCTTTCAGGATTGAAGCCATATAAGTCGCCATTGATAAACCTACGGCGGCATCAATCTTTTTCGCTTCTGTTGCAGTTCCCTTGATTAATCGAATCATCTCGTTTTCATATTCTTTCGCCTTTGCGGAGAGCATGTGTTCCTCAAGTTCCGGATGAGGATATAAATCCAATCTTTTTTCGTTGATGATTTTCCAGAGATGAGTATCAGCCAATAATCTCATGTTTCCCTGATTGAATTCTTTACAAGGGATTCCCATTTCTCGGAGCTTCATCGCGATGGAATGGAGCTGAAACGGGTCATAATAAACGGAACCGAGGATTAATCCCATATTCCAGAGATTGACGATTTTCGGAATAATGATTTTCTCCAAATCAGCATCGTGCTTATGGGCTCCGAGAGCAATCAGTTCCGGAGAATTTTTATTTCTTTTCGGAGAATAGATTTCGCAATATCTTAATCGGAATCTATCCATCTTTTTGCCGAATAACTCGACTTCTTTCTTCGATGCTCCGACAATTGAAATCGTGTCATTCCTCATAGAAGCATCAATTGCGATGACCATCGGTGAAAGGTCTCCTCTCTCGTCAAGGGTTTTACAGGCATCCAATTCCTCCGGAGAAATAAAAGTTCCCTCAGAACTCTGCCAATCATTCTGCCACAGGCGGACGAATGTCGAGTGTCGAGTGTTGGATTTCTGAACCGCGATTTCTTCATCGTCAATCCATGTTGCTCGGATTTCGTGGTCCCAAAAAATAAAGAATTTTTCTTTCGGAATATGGTAGCAACAGGGAATCCCGCGAGATTGAATGTCCTCCAGACCTGGCACGGGCTCAATCTCATTTCCGAATTTCGAGAGAGATTTAACGACTGCATCCTTTGAAGTATCTTCAAAAACTCTTAAATATTCATCTTTTAATAATTTGGATTCATCCTCGAATCCTGCGTAACTCTCAATCCATCGAATCGAGTTGAATCGTGTCGGGACGGGCGGAAGTTCCTCGAATAATCTGAAATCTGATTCAAGACGATATGTCCAAAGTTCTGACCAGAGGGTTAAACCATAATCTCCTCCTGCCTGTCCAGCATAGTTATTCGGGATTGCCTGAAAGGTGCTTCCATTAGGGAGGATAATTTCCGGCTTTGAAGTCGTATGAAAGGGAACTTTGCCGCCTTTGGCAAATAGACTGGGTCGAGCAGATTTGAAGATTAAACCGGCGCTCTGTTCCTGATTCGACGCAAGGGTTAAAATCAGATTAGGCGCCTCTATAATGCAACTCCACCACCCTCCAACACACGCCGCGATTTGGGTTTTCCCGTGTTTCTTCGGTTGAGACCAGATTATTGTCTGATAGGGAAATTTACCATTATCCTTTGGAGTGAGAACATGATTCAGGATTCTTTTTTGATAATCTTGAAGCTCCAATAATTTCGCATGAGTATAATCGAACTGCCCTTTATATTCCTTGACAGTTTTCCAATTATACATGTTCTTTTCAATCCATTCGACAATGGGCACGAATTTGGAATTCTCAGCAATAAATTTCTCCATCTTTTCTTTTGCTTCTTTCGCTAATCCCTTTAATTCGGGTTCACCTGTCTGAAACATTTTCGGGATGGATTTTTGTTTTTGTTTTTCCTGATATTCACGGAATAATTCTTCATCGGTCTTTTGAAACCGAAGCATCGAGGGAAGTTTAATCGAGGATAATATACTCATTTCTTTTTACTGATTTGGTCTTTCAGGGATTCTTTATCAGATGTAAAATTAATTACGAAATCCATCAAATTACCATTCCCAAATCTCCGGATAGTGACACTCTTTGCGAAAAGATTGCCCTCCTCCTCATATTCCCTTAGAGCGACTTTTAATCGCTCTAAGGTTTCATCACATTTTTGTTGAGCTGGGCTCCCGTTGAACATTATTTTTATCTCTCCTCAGATTTAATAATTAATCCTTTCCGAACACTCCGCTCCCGTCTGAATCATTCTGATTGATATTTGATTTCAATCTTTCCAGAGTGGTTTTGTAATCATAATCGAGGATTTTCACGGAGATAAAAAGTTCCTTGATATGAGCGAATGGCATCCCTTCCGTATCCTTCAGCCAATAATCTCCATCAAAGAATTCTTTATCATATTTCTTGAATAATTTAGCCAAGAAAATCAATCGGGCTTCCTCGGTCGGAGGCTCAATTTCGATGACTTCATCAATTCGGCTCGGGCGGGATTTGAATCTGTGAGGAATATCATCCAGATAATTCGTCGTGCAGATATGAATCACATTATCAACTTGCCGTTGACCATCGAAGAGCGAGAGAAGATTTTCTTCGCCGAACCCATTCAGGAATCCTTCAAAGTCCTCCCATAATACAGCGAGCTTTCTCGTCGGTTCGATTCTCCTCAATTGGGTTAAAGCCTCAATTGTTAGATTTGGCTCCGAACCAACAATAACTATTCCGTCCCTCTGGATTAAATGTTGGGAGATTTGATTTAGGAGCGTCGTCTTACCACAGCCCGGTTTCCCATGAAAGAGGAAGCCTCGCTTATAAGTGATTCCTCCCTTTTTGATTTCGGATTCCTTCGCCCAGAAATTATCGAGGGAAATTAAAACCTTATCTGAAATTGTGTTACCAATCTCGAATATCTCATCCGTAGATAATTCCGTTTTTGTGAAGGCTAAAGCACCCTCGTTTATCTGGATGAAATAAATCCCTGAATCAAGGACTTTTGAATAAGCCGGAATCGGGCTATATGTATCTCCATCTTTGAACCATCCGGTCGGATTATTATAAAGCCGATTCGGGTTAAGATTTAGTTGTTCTGAATTGATTTCCTGAATCATGATTATATTTCCCTCCCATCCGGAAAGCAAGAAATCATCATTGGAGCGATTGCTTTACCGAAATTCGATTGAATGAGATAAATTGATTTCGTTTCGATAATGTGCTTTATCTCCTCCTCTGATAATTCCCAACGCGAGATGCAGGAGTTTCCTCCCTCGATATAAATCACAGGGAGTGTTTGATATTCCTCCTGCTTCTCTGCGACAAAAACCTCTCCGCAATCAGGACAGAATGATTCTTCGCCCTTTTTGGGATGTTTACAAATATTATCCGGAAAGACCGGAGTTACTGGATGCATAATTATTATCCTCTCTATTTATTTCTATTTACGGAAAGATGGCAGAACAGACACCTTTCAGGAATACCTTTCTCCGATAATTCAAAAATACATAATTTTATCGGAGAGGTCGGGCAATCAAACTCCGCGAAAACCTGATGAAAGATTTCGTTATATTCAGGATATACCGATTTCGTAAAATCATTTATTTTCTTCCTGATTTTATGAATCAAAGCACTATATTCCTTGATTTTATTTTTCATTGATTTTCCCTCGATTATTGATTGAATTTTTGGAAACTATTATCCAATTTCTTTTGTGTTAAATCCTTGTGCCCTCTGGAGACTTGGATTCGGTTTTTCGAGAAATGCCATTGGCGACTCCTCCCTGAATATTTCGCAACAACACCATTTGCTGCTGCATAATTTCTAACCTGACTTTTTAACATTTATTCATCCTCCTATCTTAAAATTAATTTATCACTATTCTGTTTTTCCTCTGGGAGATTTAGAAAATATTCTGTCTTTGTAAAACCGTAGTTCATATCGAGACAGCGGTTTATTGATTCCCTGAAATTAAATCCTCTCTCCTCAAAGAATTTAATATCCTCCATTCTGAGCTTTGAATTCTCCTCAGATACTCCAAGAAATTCACTCATGAATTTCAAATAATCTTCCTTTGAATCGAATGGGCTTTTCTGCACTTTCTCCATGTTTCACTCCTCTGATACTCTCCGGTGGCACCTTTTAACTAAGTGGTTGATTTTTCAATATCTTTCACAGATGAGATATTGTATCAAATTCTAATAAATCCTGAAATAAACATCAATAAAGCGATGATTATCAGGAGCCATTCGTCCCAACTGAGAGATTTAACTGGAGGTTGTTTGATTCCTTTCCGATATTTTCGCATATTTCCCTCAATTTATTTATATCATCCAGAGATTTATTGCAATCTCCGCAAGTGGCGAACTCCAAATCTGGGAGAATCTTCCAATTATGCTCGAATTCAAGGGCGGCGCCCATCCAAGCATCTGTTACATTCTCCTCTTTTCCACAATTCGTGCATTTAACTATCATGCTTTTTATGGTTATCCTCCGGATTCCTAAGATTCAGATAAGTTTTAATCTGGAGAATGATTTCACTCAAGCCCCAGAAAAAATCATAGAGAAATTTGAATAAATTCTCCAAAATCCTAAAAATCAATATTAATCTGTCTAAAATCTTCATTCCTTCCTCTCTACAATCGAGCCTAATCGTCTTTTATCTTCAAGTCCTTATCATTTATCATGATGTTTATTTACCATCCTTTGAAGCCATTAATTCTTTTAAGCGAGGACACTTGGGTTTATGCCTTTCAAATCCTCCACAATATTCACACAATTGAATCGAATGAGGAAATTTCACGAAATTGGCAATATCTTCTCTTTGTTGAGCTTCTTCGACCTCTTTCATGATTTTCTGATGTTCTTTCCATAATTCAAGATTGATTCCCTCTCTCATCCTTCCAACCTTAATTAACTGAGAACCTAATCTGTGCCCATAAACGAATGGTTCTGATTGATTTCTCCTCATCCAATCGAGGAGATAATTCAAAATTTCCGTATCTGTAAAATATTTTCTCTCTGGATTAATATCTGACATTTTACTCTCCTCCGGAACGATTGGCTCTTTCGATTGCTTCCATAATCATTCGTATCTTATCAGCCTTGATTCCGTAAAGCTTTCCGAGTTGTTCTGCGTCCTGATTCATCAACCATGCTTCATTCCGGAAATGATTATCAAGATGTTTCAATGATTCAAAGCCCTCCTCGATAAATTCAACAACTTTCAAAGCTATTCTCTGATTGACCGCCTCATCTTTGAGAATAATATATTCTTTCGGAATCGAGGAGATTGTGTTTTCTACATTCGAGATTGATGTCCCTACGGCGTCCGCGATTTCGAGTTGCGATTGATACTTTCCGGAGAGATATGCCCCAATGATTGCAGCGATTATATGCTTCGGAGTCGGTTTACCTTTGCTCGTCTTTTTATCCTTTAGGTTTCCCTTTACCTTTTTCGGTTTCTCCGGAGGAAGAATATCAATTTTTAATTCTTCTATTTCTTCAATCGCTTGTGAATCTACTTCTGTTTCTTCATTCATAAGATTTTTATATTCCTGAAACTTCCTGATTAATATCTTTTATATCCTCATCGAAAAGAAGTTTCCATAATTCCGGAACACTCAATTTAATTAAATCACTTTTGAAGAATGATTGAATATCATCAATCTTTTGTGGTTTATCTCCTCTATCCTTTTTCCATCCATCGAGATTAAAAAGATTGATTTGTTGATTCCCTGAAACATTGGGATTATCCAGAATGTTTTTTATCTCCGAATATATCTTTATTTTCTTTTTGAACTGATGGAGCTCGAAATCTTTCTCGGTCAATTTCCTACCGGCTTTCGATTCGAGAGTTTTCCGGATTTTCCGGTGTTCACTCTTTTCCGTCATATCATCTCGCCATAACTCCTCCGGAACATTAAAGAGATGGACTCCACAATATTTTTCCAAATCAACACCCTTTCCGGAATTGACGAGGGACATTAATTCTTCTGCTCTTTTCGGGAAATAATATTCCAGATTGAGAAACTTCATTTCGATAAATAAACGATTCACTTCCTCGACATCGAGTTGTTCTCCCTCGACTTCACAATTTAACGGGCAGCTCATCATTGTTTTTGTTGCGCCGTATAATCTACAAATCAAAGGTCGCTTATCATAGATTGAACATTTATTATCCGAAGTTAAACTTCCGCACCTTACTCCTCCATCGAGGAATTCATATCCATCAGGGAAAGAACCGTGTTTTTCTTCGATGAGCTCTTTCTCGATAGGTTCCATTGCGATTGCGGAACAGAAGGGATGACAGTGCCCCTGGCATTTAACCTTAGGGATTTTATCATAAATGATGTTGATTGTTTCTCCGAGAATTTTACGCTTCATTTCCGGAGAGATTTTATTTCGATTTCTTTTTGCCCAACCCATTTTATTATCTCCTCTTTCTATCTCTCCGAGCCTGTTCGACACTTTTCACACCATATACCAGAGCTCTTGCCAGTAAATCATCGAGAAACTCTTTTTCATCCTTTTGTTTTTGGGATAATTTGAACTCTTTTGATTTCTCATTCTTGAAAAGAGGATTCGTGTAGAATTTTATTTTCGGGCACTCGTCTCTCAATCTGAAAGCATATTCAAACGCGCCAATGACCATATCCGGATAATCTTCAAAATGGTCTCCTCCCCAGATTTCGAGGAGCGTGACGTTTCCCCAGACATAATGCGGAATGGTGCCAATTGCTTTTCGATATTTCACCAGTTCTACATCCTGAAGCTCATCATTTGATTTGAATCCTTTTCCCATGAAACAGGTCTCGTTATTCGTCGGGTCGAATGTTTTAATTTTCTCCTCAATGGGTTGAGAACCAATCTTTTTCGGGTACATTCTAAAGATTTGAAGTTCTCCCATTACACATTCTGCCAATGCTTCAAAAAGATGTTCCTCAATCTGAGGCTCAATGATTTTTGAAATCAAAGTCTCTTTCGGTAATATCTCCAATATGAGGGCGTCTCTTTCCGGACTATCCTCTGAATCTCCATATTTTACAATCATTCTTTTATCCTCGATTTATTGATTTATAGCTGCGTTAGTTTTAATTCCTTTTGCCCTTTGACGGGAAAAGCCTTATATTTTCCCTCCAGATTGAGATTGACCAAAAATCTCAATTGGAGAAAATAATCCTCAGTATTGAATCTGTAGCTCGGATGCGTGATTCCTAAAAGATTTTTATCCAGAACCAAATCCAGAGCAGAGATTGCTTTCAGACCACAAGCGACAACATATTTTGGTCTATGTTTAATAATTGCGTCCTCGATATAATGAAAATCCGGAGGAAGAATCGAGGAGGAATCCTTTCCCGCAATCGGTGTGAGATTCCAGACCATGTCTCTCCGGAGATTTATCGCAAATATCTTTTCGAGATTCCGGAAAGCCAATCCTTTTTTGAATCCTCTCCACCATTCGTCTCTGGGAAATTCCTTTCCCTGATATTTTTCCGAATATGTATTTTGTAAGAATATTAATCTTTTCATTCTTTTAATCTTTTAATAAAATACTTTCTCGGATGACCAGTTAATTTGATGATTCAGGGAATAATTATCCATTCTCTTTTTGAGGGAATTCACATCAACCGTTTCATTGTATTCCTGCTCATAAGCTCCGAGAAAATAATATAAAGTTTCGGAAACTCCTCCGATTACTCTCCACGGCTTTTCGTTCCTGAATAAAGTAAAAATGAAGTAGTCCCGTGTATCTTCGATTCGATGATATTCAATCCGGAATTTCAGATATTTTCCCGTGAATAGGACAACTTTGATGAGATTTTCAATGTTCTGGATGGATTGAGAATCAATTTCATCTTTTTTATCTATCTTGGCTATTTTATCAACCATTATTAATTTTCCTCTCTGATGATATAAACTGATTTGCTACCTTTCAGAGCATACCGAATAGTTGCCCATGTTCCGGAACGAATTACTTCGGGGCCGGATGGAAGGGCGATTAAAATATCCGTTTCATTTACGATTTCCTTGTTTCGATGGAGGAAATCCAGAGGAAGCCGGAGCTCGTCGAAATCTGTTATCTGGGAAATGAATTTCGTCAATATCGGAGGATGCCCAATAATCGAAACATCCGGATAATATTCTCTGATGAGCTCATGAATCTTCTCATCTCCTCCGATACAGCAGCCGTGGTGAACTTCGTCTCCCTCTTTCAAATCGAACAATCCGAGTAATCGGATTAAAGTCCGAATCTGAACGGAGGAAACCCCCTCTCTGGGCGAAGTAAAGCCTATCTTCATGACTTCCTTTCCTCCAGAAAGATAAGGGATTCTTTGAAAGCTTCCTCATAACCCGAACCGACTCGATTATAAAGATTCTTTCTCATTTCCGGAGGAAGCGCAAAGTAGCAGGGTCTGCAGTGACTCATCTTCGCCCCCTTCCTCGAACCACATGAAAAACATTCTGTTCCGGAAAGACTTTCCAGAATTGTTTTTAATTTCAAATTCTTGATTTCTTCTAAATTTGGCATAATTTTTAACCCTCTTTTGAAAAGAGATTCAATAGAAACTTAAACACGTCCAAATCCGTCATCGAGGAAGAATCGTGCTTAATCTGGATTGAACCATCAGGACTATTTAAGAGATTATAAATCGAATACGAATTATAACCCCTCTTAATAATCACTATTAATTTATAACATAAAAACCCATCTCGATTAAGAGAGATGAGGCATTCATAATACGGATGTTGAGGGACTATGTAGTCCCTGTATTCTTTCGATTTTTTGAAATCTTCTATCCTCATTTATTAAAATTCTTTCTCCCTGATTAATGCATCAAATCATAAGCCGGATTTTTGTAAAGAATCACTCCGGAATAATTATAAGAGGGAGAAACCGAATTCCGAATCGTGTCCAGTCTCCAGATTTCCGAATGAAAGAATTCGCCCTTTTCCGGAATTCTCTGATTGCACCCGAATGTTCCGCCCTCACAAACTTTTCTTTCCGCCAAAGCCCTGATGACTTTCAAGTGGTCTCCGTTCGATGAAGAAAGCCGGTCGTGTTTCCGATAATCGAAAAGCCATTTTCCTCCCTCCGATAAATGAACATTTGAGATAACAAAGATTCGATGAAAATTGATGACCGGTAAAGGTTTCTCAGCTTTGAGATTCTTTTCATAAGACCATCTTTCAAATTTGTAAATAACGTCGCCCGGTTTCAAATCCGAGACTTTTTCAATCCGTGTTTTCTGAATTTTTTCCATTTTCTTTTATCCTCGATTTTTTAATCTGACCTCATCAGATGGAGATTAACTCCATGACTCCCAGAGGAGGGAGTTTCGGTCTATTTAATGGATTTGATTCTTAGAATTAAGGGTCTTGATTCTCTTAGAATACCAAGAAAGGATTTCATTCAATCGAGAGGAAGAATTCGACCAAGTGACTTTTCCTTCGTCATCTTTAACACTGATGTAATAATAGAAAACCTTTCCTCCATAACCATTGACTCCCTGATTCGTCGCCTGTATCGTTGTCGAATTAATTACCCGAGTTCGTCGGAAACCTTCTTTAACTTCATTCCTCATGATTTCGATTTCATTTTTCACCACTTTGACACTTTCCGGATTTAACATTTTCTTTATCCTTGATTTTTAATTTTGGGATTCTCTCCCTTGAAAGACATCCTCTCATATTAGAAATAGCTTGTCAAGAATAAAATG